AAACATCACTAACTGTAACAAATGATGATACATCAGCATTTTTTACTATTTCTCTAAGTTCAGGAAGTTCTAACCTTGTAATTACTGTATATAAAATTACTTTTTTAGTTCCTGATACCATTCCTATTCCTTCTAAAATAGACATTGCAACTTCATTCTCACTAATCCAATTCAAAGCATTTCCTATACTCTTTAAAACATCCGCAATGACTCCACCAGTCCATGACAAAATTGGCTGTAAAGCATTTTCCCAAAACCATTCCCAAATAGGTTTTAAATCTTCAATTGCTTTATTGAATATTTTTAATGCCCCACTAAGAATATCTAAAAAACTAGGCAAAACTTTTTCTATTGTAAATTTAGCAAGAGGTACCAAAAGATTAAAATAAGCCCATTCTAAACCATCAAAAATATTCTTAGCAAATGGTAAAAATGCATCTTTTAAATTTCCTAAAGAATTTATAAGTGGATCAAACGAAATATTTTTCAAAGGCTCCAACAAATTATGAATTTTACTTGAAATTTTATTAACTAAAGCATCCAATTCGGATGAGGTATTATCCTCTATTTTAGGTGTATTTATCGTTGCACCACCTATATTAGGAACTCCACTTCCACCACCAGTTGTACTACTATCCGAATCCTTTTTGTTAGATAAAATATTTAATTTATCATATCCCATTAAAGCCTTTTGGGCTTTTTTTGAGGCACTTACAGTTTCATTTGCTGCTTCTGTAGCACTTTCGCCCATTCCTACATAATCTGTTGAAACAGAACTTATTGTTTCACTTTGTTTACCAAATATTTTACTAATCACAGAAGTAAATACTTCTGCAACTTTCTGGAGTCCTGCAAGTATTGCGTTTATACCTTTTATGATAGGAGTAAACAAAGTAATAAAGCCCTGTCCTAAGGTTGCTTTTAATTGTTCAAATCTTAAAGATAATATCCTAGTTTGATTCGCCCAGCCATCACTTGTTCTTGCAAAGTCTCCCATTGCTCCAGATAATTTTGCCTGTACAAACGAATACCTCAATGCCACTTTTTCTGCTTCTGACATTTGTGATATAGTTTTACCTCTACCTTGCTGCATAGCGTATTCTTCTAAGGCTGTTTGAGTCATTACAACTCCCAAATCTTTAAGTCCTTCTGTTTCACCTGTCCAAATTGCTTTTAATTTTACAGAAGCTAAATCTTGGCTAATATTATAAAAAGAAGCAACATCACCAACTAATCCTGTTACTGTTTTAGACATTTCATAAGCAGATTCTTCACTAAAACCAAAACTTTTGGACATTGCTCCGAATGTACCCATGTACTGTTTTGCCATCTTTTCAGATAAACCAAATTGTTCGATAGAATTTTTTGCAAACGCATTGACTTGTTCACTCATCTTAGGAAAAGATACATCAACTACGTTCTGCACTTCTGCTAAGTCTGAACCTAAGTCCAAACAAGACTTAGTGAATTTTGCTACTGCAGTAACTGCTAGGGCTTTTCCGACTATAGATCCTATTTTTTTGAAACTACTAGAAAAAGCATTTTCTGTACTTTTTAAAGTATTTGATATATTTTTATTATAGCTTTTTGTATCGAAAGCAGTATCAAAATATACTGTTCCTGCTACTCCATTATTACCTCATACCACCTTCAAACATTGATTTAATTAAGTTATGAAATTCTTCTGTTTTTTTCTTTTTATCTTTATCACTTATCTTTGGAGCGTGTTTCATTCTAAATTGCTGCCACTCACTACGAATCGCTTTTTCATCTTTGCTCATTTCTTGAATTTTTTTAGAATCTCGTTCTGAGCGAACTTGAATGTAGTATCCAAGTGGTGTATCTCCATTTAAGTGTTTTAATAATTGATAGTATTCTTGTGTAGAGATTTCTTCATATTCTCTACTTAATCGAATACCATATTGCTGTGTGAAACTTGCTACTATTCTATCCCAATCGAAATCTTCATCATAAAAGACTTCTTGGGATATTAGTTTTTTGCTTCACTTTGTTCTTTTATTTCTTCAAAAGTACTTCCAGTGATTGCGGCTAAAATAAAATAAGTTAAATTTTTATAACCTGCTACAGTTAAGTTTTCATCATTTAAAAGTTCATTTGCATTATTAACTCCAAGTGCTAATTCAAATATTTTTCTTTCCCTTTCACTTTGTGATAAAGTTACATCAGATTGAACATTATTTATTTCATCAAACGTTTTCTTCCTGTCGTCTACTAAATATAATTTATCTCCTATTTGTAATTGTGGATGATTATCTCCTGTTAAAATCTTATCTCCAGTTTCTATAATTCTCATATTTTTTTCCTTCTTTCTATTTTATTAAAATAAATATGGAGAGGAACTGCCCTCTCCGTTTTTTTATTCAGTTGTATCACTTGGTGTAAAAATTGGTTCCCCATCACTTTCAAGATCAAATTCCAATGGCTGTACGTCCGTGGATGCTCCACCTACCCAGTTTGTAACCTTTACAACACAGTTCATTTCTAGCTTGTCACCGTTAGGAAAATCAATAGACATTTTTGAACAACAATTACGTCCGTTTTTTAATGCTAAACCAGCTACGTAGTCATTACCATCATCTCCATAACTTCTTTTGCCGGATAAAGAAATTGTTAATGCTTTTGCCGTAACTAATAGTTTTCTCCATCCTTTTGATTCCATCGGGTTCCATTCTTGAGTGTCACTTGTTACTGACATTGAAAAGTTATCCATTTCCGCAATTAACTTCATGTCTGTATCTGTTGAATTTTCTCCATTTGTTCCAATTTTAAAGTCTAAATCGTAAACTGGAAATACTCCAGTATTATATGTAGCCATTTAAGCCACCTACCTTTCTTCATAAAAATTTAATTCAAAAGAATATTCATAAACATTTTGCTCATCTGTTCCTAACCAAATTGGTTCGTTATTTTGCATGATTATAAACAATCTTTTTTCATTCAATAAAAAAGACCTCTCATCAAAGAAGTCATAAATTTCTTTAGCTTTTTGCTCTGCTAATGATTGATTTTTTGTGTATCTTAATAAAATAGTAATAGGAATCAAATTATACTTAGCATTTTTTTTACCACCAACACGATTAATTTTTGAAATTTCTCTTTTAGATGGATAAAAGCATATTGCTTTTTCTTTGTTATTATCAATCTTTCCGATTGATATAGATTCACTCCAAAGAAATTTTTCTTTGAAATAATCTTTAATGTCTACCAATAACATTTTCCATCTCCTTCCGAACATAATTTGCAAATACAATTTGTGGAAACATTTTTTTATTTCCGTTTATATAAGGTTCAAACCACATTCCGCCAGCCTTTGAATTGCCTTCTGTCTTAAAATTATACTCTGGATGAAAATACAAACGTCTCGCATAAGGCCCTTCTGAAACAACACTTGCCTTCCCTTGTTTTATTTTATTTGTATTTACATATGTTTTGGTATTTTGTAAAGCTCCTGTATCAAAAGGCATTGTTTGAGAATCTTGCACATCACTTTTTATTGCATCTACTGTCTTTATTAGAGCTCTTTGAAATACTAATTTCATAGCTTGACTATGACTTTGATTTTGTTTGCTTGTAACTTTCATTACATCAAGTCAAACTCCGTCATAAAGACGCTACCATCTGGATTTCTTGGTCTGTAACCTGCATAAATCTCGTATTTTCTTCCATGAATAACAACACTACCACTTGCTATTGTTTTTAAACTAGGAGCTATATCACCTTCAATAGCAATCTTTCCACTTAACGTAATTTTTCGACCATCTTCGTCGATAATACGTTTTGATTTTTCAGAAAAAATACATTTTCCTTTAGTTCTTAAAGAGATTAGTGGCTCTCCTTCTTCGGAAATACCTTCTTGTTCCAATTCAATTTCAAAATTTACATTTGCAAGTTCTTTAGGAAATCTAAGTTTCTTTATTTTTAATGCCATCTAAAACTATTAGTACATAAGCCAGTCTTTTGTAATTGGTCTAAAGCAAAACTAGATATATGTAGTTTCTGTGCTTTTGTTTGTGTAGTTTTGTCCACATTTACAGAAATATCTAGTACACTATAACCGCTTACATCGCTTGACTCTGTACCATTCTCCTCTAAAAATGCTATTTGATGAAACATCGCTAATTTAATTTTTTCTTTTTGAAATTTTGTTAAATTTTCAAAACCTATCGCTACTATTCTGTTGTGTGTAATTGTATCAACTTTTTCTTTTGATAAAATTAGATTTTTTTGGAAATTATCCTCATCGGCATTTATATCCCAATAATCCTCATATTCTTTCATTGTAATATAAAGTGCTTCCAATTTTATCACCTCACTTAGATTCTTTGCTTTCTTCTTCCAGTTTCTTAGTTTCTTTCTTTTTTTCTTTTTCTGGTTTTATTTCTTGATAATTTGGGTTTTTGCGAAGTTTAGCAATATTTTCTATTGTTAATACTTCGCATACTCCACCATTTTTGTGTTTGAATAAAGCCATTATTCAGTTGTTGTTTCTTCAACTAAGAATTGAATACCATCATGTTTTTTATCGTAAATAAACATATCTTCGAAAGATTCTTCAAAATACACATATTTACCTTGTGACAATGCACTTGGACTTTCAAGTTGCGCAAAGTCATATACAATAGCTGGAACAATAGCACTTAGATGTACTAAGAACATTTTTACATCTTTTGCATCATCTGCAACTTCAAATCCATCATCTTCCTTAAATGTGAATGATGTCTTCATTAAAGTTGTTGGAACAGATACAATTTCAACTTCATCAATACGTGATACTGTGCGTCCTAATACTTTATTACCACTTGTACGAACTACGTCTTTTGCTGTATCAATTAAAGTTTTAGTGTATGTATCTACATACAAAATACGACCAGCAGCTGGTACTCTTTTTTCGTCCATTTTATCCATTAAAGCATCAAATTCAGTTAATACATTTTGGGCTGTAATATATCCCTTTTCTTTTGCTGTAACTGGTTCAATTCCATTTTTTAGTGAATATACTGCATCGATTGCTTCAGCATCCATTTCTGGGAATTTTTGCTCTTCATTCATTGTTTTAGTGATATTTTGAATAGACGCTACTTTATTCGTTTCATCTATATCACGTGGATGAACTAAAGTATCCCAGGTTCTGTGATTTTTTAGAGTTTTTGTTTCCCATTCGTTATCGAAATTTCTTCCAAAAGTTCCAATGGTATCACGATTACCATTTTTACGTCCTTTTACCTTTAAACTAGGTAATTGAATTGTATTGCTATTTAAGAATTTT